TCGGTATCCCGCTGGCCGCAAAACCCCTCGTCCGCGTCGTCGGCGACGGCATCCGCGGCGAGCGCGTCATCTGGTTTTTCGAGCCGCAGAGTGCCTGCGGGAAATACCGGACCAGCGAACTCATCGCGGCATGGTCGGACAATGCCTGGCACATCGCCAATCCCGAGCACCCGTTCGCCTACATCAAGGCCGCGCTCGTAAACCGTGAATCGCTCGTCACCAAGATCAAACAGGACGTGCCTCTCGCCTGCATCAGCCGTCGCGGGAAATTCGCGTTCCTGCCGCTCAATGCCACGCCCCAAACCGAAGACCTGTTTCTCCGCTACCTCTGAGATCCCATGAACGACACCGACCGCCAGAAACTTCTATCCACCGCCTTCCAGGACGTCGAAACCGTGGTCGGAGGCCACGCGATGCGCCCGCTCTCGCTGGCCAGCTACGACGTGCTCCTCAGAACCGGCAACCCGCTGGTGAAGGGCGAAATGCCCACGGATGGCACGCCAGAGTTCACCGCCGCCATCATGGGCTTCGTGTTCACCCACTGCGCCCCGTGGCCGGAGGTGGTCCGGGCGTCCTTCGACGACCAGCGGTTCCGTGAGTCAGCCCTGATCTTCTGCGGCGGCCTAACACCGGCCGATTTTCAGACCGCGTTCAAACGCCTCGAAGAACAGAGTCGGGAATTGGAGGCGGCCCAAGTCGAAACCAAGGGAGAACTTGGCGGAAAAAAGCCCCTCCCTGCGACGAACCCGGTTTCCTAGCCGCCCAGGTGTTCGCCGTCGCCGCCGAAACCGGCTGGCCCGAAGAACGCATCCTCCACATGCCACTGGCGCGACTCGCTCAGTATCAACACTGTCTTTTGCGGCGAAATGGCGTGAGGACGCATTGGAGCGCCACGGGAGAGGGCGGCACAAGCCTGCGGGGGCAATTGGAGGCGTTGCGGCTCAAATGGAATCCGGTAGGTGATTCCGAGGATCCGTCAGACCAGACATGACCGACCCGCTTTGGGCTTGGCGGCACCCCCGTGGTCTGTTAAGATTCCCCCATGAACGGAACTCGCAGATACGGGTCGTTCAAGTTGCATTTGCACCAGATACACCACCGGTGGCTGTTCCATTACAAAAGCAGCGTGTTGTGTAATTCTACTGTCGGCAGAAAATGAAGACCATGAAGAATTTCAAAAGCAAGATCTCAGTCTTCGTAGCCATAGCACTGTCCCATATTATCAAGAGAACTCCGAAGCGAGGATCGGTACCATTTGTTCGATTGGCTCTCAACCTGCTTGCAATAGCCCTATGCATAGGGACAACCGCGTGCAACTCCACTGACAACAAAACCTGGCACTGCTATGATAGGCAGGGTAATCCAGCAGAAGGCGTGGTCATTTTATGTCATTGGGGATTGGCGAATTATGACAAACACGGAGTCACTTGCCGGATGAGTGATGCCAATGGAAAAATCGTGCTCGATGGGGATGCGGACACACCTTTTGGGCTTTCGAGGGGCGATGCCTGCATTTACTCATCAAAGCTTCGAAGCGGATCTGTCGGCATGGGAAAGCGCTGGCATGAGAGAGAGCCAGAGCATGAAATTCAACCCATTCCAGACACGGCGGTCTATTTTGATGAGTGGAACAACAAAATCTATCTAAAAAGCGGCGTCGATGACCCGGTAATTTGGCATAATGCCCTGAATCATTTGATCAGCTCATATGGCCGTCTGAGAGGAGCGCCTAATGGCGGTGCAAAACTAAATGCAATGCTTTCGGGAATCGTTCCACACGAACGGGCTCTTTTTCTAGAGAAATATGGAGAGCGGATAGTCCCATCTGACTATCTCAAAACCGCGTCAGTTAACAACTTTTTCGGAGGATCATCTAAGAGAACAAACTCCGGAATAAAGTTCAAAGATATAACACTTCCTCTGCCAAAACCATGACAGATATCATCGGGACGACTGCACGAACAGACGCAACATGCCGAACAAATCACTCCTGCCGACAGCCACCAGCCCCACAAAACTCAAACCACAAGCTTCCCTGCCGCGCTGCGGCAGAGTGAGGCGTTCGGAGAAAATGCAGATGAACAATTATCGACCTAAATACCTATTAACACGCATCGCCCTACCTGATGGTCTAGCCCATCCACGATACGCGAAGCTGTGTAATTTTCTAGACGACAACCATTGGACACACATCACCTCAGAGGGTGGGATGCAACAAGGATTGCTTCACAGCCCGGTGTCCGCGGCAGACTTACAACGTGAAGCGCACGCTCTAATCAGACCTATAGATTATGATTATATTACGATAGAAGGCATTTCGCCAGACTTTGAGGACGATCTCCCACTTCCGCATCCGAAAGAGCTACGTGAGTGGCTAGTTGGCTATATTCTGAGGAAGACAATTGATTAATTGAGTCAAGTAGTATTCCGTAACTGCACCGCTAGTTGTCAAGTAAGCCCATTGAGAAGCAACATCATGAAGACTCCGAACAAGACGTCGCTGCCGACCGGCAACCGCTCACCAATTTCAACCCCAAATACCCAAAGAATGATCGAGTATTCAGATAAGTCATGGCTCGGGCGGAGAGAGTATCAACTTGATCCACATAAAATTCGAGCAAGAGGAAGTCAGACGTCCTCGGGGGCGGACTTCGACATGAGTGTTGAACTTCGATCTCTTCGCCCGGAGTACGATAAATTGTGGCTGCGGCATCCGGCTTTTATTCCAGGACTCATTGCGATCATGATCGGAATACCACTTTTGATTCTGTTTAGCACAGGACCAATGTCCAGTTCCTATCCGAGGTTATTTGGCCCGGCAGCTTCCGGGATCGTCGGTATCATCATCATGGTTGCGTTCACGAGCCGTAAGACTCATGGCGTTCAATTCAAGACCAATACTGGTGTTCCTGCGCTACTGATCTTGCAGGCAGGACCACGCAAGAATGAATTCATGCAATTTGTGACTGCCGTCCAGGAAGCTATCATAAGAGCAGAACAAGGCGCTGATGGCAAGCAGCCTGAGTCCGAGCAACCACCCCACCAACTCAACCCAAACACGCGGCTGCCATAGCGCGACGTTGGGCAGAGACTGGAGACCCGATGACGATGATGAAAGACACACGAATGCGATCGCAGTTTCCACAAGACCTGGCGGCACTGTTGAGTCTCTACTGGATTACAATTCCAGTTGTGATGGTCGCATCGTGGCTGAGCTCCATGATCTTCAATGCCGGTCGGACCGGTGACACGACACTACTCTGGATTGCGATTGGATTCGGCGCAGCAGGGGTAGTGATTTTGTTCTTCGCTCGGCTTCCACTGTATCGTCGGCGCAAGTGGCTGCAGATTGGTCCCCGAGGACTCGACGAGGCGCATCGACGGCTTTATCGACTTGCTTGGATTTTTATTCTCCTTTCGATTGGGATTTTGACCCTACTTGTGCTGATCCTCAGGTAGCCGAAGCCACGCGTCTGCCATCGCAGCAGACGCACGACCACTCGGTTGACTCCATCCCCGGCGCATGAGTGCCCTGACTGTCACCCTTGGAGCCGACATCACTGCCCTGAAGCGGGCCATGGCCGGGGCCACTGAACTGGTGAACGCTTCAGCCCGCCGCATGGGGAAAATGACCAGCGCGGGGCTGGCGGGCCTCGGCAAGGGCGGCGCGGCGGCATTGAGTAAAGGGTTTGCGGTCACCGGGATCGCGCTCAAGGCAGGCATCGGTGCGGCGTTGGCCGGGGGTGCGGCGGCGATGGGTGTGGGCGTGAAGGCGGTCAATTCCGCCGCCGACTTCGAGCAGACGAAAGTGGCTTTCACCACCCTGATCGGTGACGCGGCCAAGGCCGAACAGACGCTGGCCAAACTTCGCACGCTGGGTGCCGAAACGCCCTTTGAGTTCCCCGAACTGGCGGATGCCGGCCGCAAGCTGATCGCCTTCGGTGAATCCGCCGACACCGTGCCCGAAACCCTGCGGCGCATTGGCGACGTGTCCGCGGGCGTGCAGGCACCCATCGGTGAAATCGCCGAGATCTATGGCAAGGCGCGGGTCCAGGGGCGGTTGTTCGCCGAGGACGTGAACCAACTGACAGGGCGTGGCATTCCGGTCATTGGCGAGTTGGCAAAGCAGTTCGGGGTCAACGAATCACAGGTGAGGAAACTGGTGGAATCCGGTCAGGTTGGATTCCCACAGATCGAGAAGGCGTTCATCGACATGACCTCCAAGGGCGGCAAGTTCGCTGGCATGATGGAGACGCAGAGCAAGACAACCAAGGGCCTGTTCTCCACGCTCAAGGATTCGGTCAACGAGGTATTCCTGGCGCTGGGCCAGCCGATCAACGACGCGATCCGTCCCCTGGTCGCGGAAGCCATCGGGCTGGTGTCCACGCTCGCTCCCCTCGCCGCCGATGCGGGCGCTCGGATCAAGGACGCCATCATGTTCGTCATCTCCGCGTTCAAGAGCGGGCAGATCCTCGACCTGGTATCCTCGTCGCTGAAGCTCGGTTTCGCGGTGGCCATCAACACCCTCATCAACGGGTTCCGCATCGCCATTTCGTTCTTCTACTATCTCATCACCGACGGGGCCATGTGGAAAAGCCTTGGCACCACCATGCTGGGGCTGGCCGTTGGCTTCGGCGCGGCCCTGCTGAACGCCTTCCAAATGCCCATCGTCTATCTGCAAGCGGGCATGGAATGGGTGGTCGCGCATCTGCTCAAGGGCTTGCTCAAGATCCCCGGCATGGCCGACCTGCTAGGCTTCGATGAGAACGCGGTGGAAACGAACTTCGGAAAAATCCTCAAGGACCGGAAGGAAACCGGGGCGGATTTGTTCGGGTTCACCTCGAAGGACATGGCCGACAGCGCCGCGAACATGATCGGCACGGGTGCGCCCGTGCTTGGCGACAGGGTTGCGGAGGCGGCACGAAAGGCCGGGGAATTCGGCACCAACGACCTGATCGACACGACCGCGTTGCGCGACAACATCAAGAACGTGGTGGGGTCGATCCGCGACGCGATGCCCAAACCCGAGGCCGTGAAGCAGGCGGCGAAGGCTGTTAGTCAAACCGCCGCCACGGGTCCGGTTGTGTCCCCACAGTCCGCCCGTCTTGACCCCATCGTCACCTCACTTGGCAAAGTGGGCGGCGGCGGTTACTCGTCCGGCACGCTCGACGCCCAGCGCGAAAACAACCGGCTGACAGGGGAGACGAACCGCTTGCTCAAGGACATGAACCGCAGCATCGGGAATCTCGGCGGCAGCGGTCAGGCGGCGTTCGGTTGACTTTGGATTTATCGAAACGCAGAGGCGCGGAGGTCGCGGAGAGGGACGCAGAGCTTGCTTGAAAGGGAAAAGACGCAAGGGATTGTTCATCACACAAAAACACCTCGGCGATTTCCTCTGCTACCTCTGCATCTCCGCGTTTCGATCCTTCTTTGAAAACCCGATCACCTGTTATTTGGGGTCGAGGTTGACTTCTCGTCCCGGCCAAGATGCCTGAGCACGTTTCGATCCAACCGGGGATTCTCTATCCACAACCCGATTACACGCTCTCCGTGGACCGGGAAGGCAAGTGGACGGCCAGCCAGGTATTCCTCTGCCACCGCAACTCGATTGCCGCGTTGATGCCGCGCCCGGGGACCGCCCACCCGGAGGTGTCGTTCATCAGCGTGGACACGGCCACCGCAAAAGTCATGGAAGGCGACCTGGCGGAAATCACCTGCAACTATGCCGGTGCCCCGGACATGACCAACGAGGAGGAAACGGCGGCAATGACCTATTCGATGGGTTTGTCGCTGTCCGAAGAGCCCCTGCTTTCCCACTACCGTTACAGGAACCTCCCCGACGCCGAGGTGGAGGCGCTCAAGGCCATCGCCGGAGGCAAGGACAAGGATGACTCGGGTGCCGCCTACAAGGACCAGGTCACCAGCACGCTGGGTATGGAGGCGCTCAAGAAAATCATGCGCGGTCAGGTTTCCTATTACTCGCCCAAGGTGGCGTGGCGGGAAAGCATCACCCGCAACTCGGGTGTTAGGAGCACCGACCTCAACAAGATCGGCGAGATCGACACGCCCTCGGGACCGGCCCCGGCATTGGCCACGAGCCGCAACTGGCTGCTCAACGGGGTGAACCAGACGCAGGAGGGGCGCTCGTTCCGCGTCGAACGCGAATGGCTCGCCAGCGACCGGGGCGGTTGGGACGCGGACATTTATTCCTAACATGAGACTCCCGCCAAAAAAACGTCCCGGCAATGCCATCCTCGCCAGCGATTGGAACACGCTCGTTGATGCGTTGGCCGCCCGTACGCCCCGTCCTTCTGCCGGAATGGAGCTTGTTTCAACCCCCGGGGGATTCGCCTATCGGGCGCGCCAGGCGGCTGCCAGTACGGGTGCCGCTCTATCGGACTGTCCGTTCGGGCAAATCGTCACATGGGTAGTGGGCGAGGGTGAAGAGGCCGTCACCAAGACCGGCATCAAGGGTGGCGTGGTCTATGCGGGCGACAAGGTCTGGAACGTGTCCAACAAGGAACTCAACCTCGAAGCCACCGGCACGTTTCTGGTCTGGCTGGAGATCGGCGTCACAGCCAATGTCGAGGATGGTGTGTTGCTGCCGGGACTCAAAACCTCCACCGCCCCGGTGTGGCTACAAGCCGCCAGCAGTGGCAGTTACCCGAGCCAGACCATCCCCACCGCGCCCGCAGGAGTCGGCAAGGCGATTGTCGCCATCGGGCTGCTGACCATCGCTGACGGCACGGCCAAACTCTCCGCGACCGGGTGCGGGACCATCATCCTCTCGCACTGTCTCGGGAGCCTCACCATCGACTCCCGCTGTATTGGCGGCGGAAGCGGCGGCGGTGGATCGGTCGGTCCTGCCGGTCCCATCGGGCCTACTGGTCCTGCCGGTCTTACTGGTCCGACCGGTCAGACTGGTTCAACCGGGGCCACCGGCGCGGCCGGGCCAAGCTCCATCACTGGCGGCACCACCTCGACGCTGCTTCCCGGGTTCCTGTATGTGGACTCTAACGGCCATCTGACAACCAACCCGCAAATCCCCGGAGTCCCCGGCGAACTGCTCGTCACGCTGGCTGCAAACTGGCACGCCACCGAGAACAACGTCACCGCCCCCACGTCCGGAATGGACATCGACGAGACCGCGCTGATTCTTGCCGCTGGCAACTGGCATGTCACCGGCGTCCTTCACGCGGATTCCGCGGTGTATAGCGGCAGCAGCGCGTGGCTGGGCATTCGCTTCGAGGGTGGGGTGGCCAACATCAATGCCGCCAGCAGTTACACCAAGCACGTCCCGCTTTGCAACAGCCCCTCACAACCCGCCGCCACCACGACGGTTGCGGTTGCCAGCGGCACGGATCTCACCAACCCGGTTTATTACAGCGCCTACAACGCCAGCGCGTCCGGGGGGCATCACACGATGGAAGTGAGCCTATACGTCCATGTCGTTGTCGCCACCTCCATGAAGTTTCTGGCCGGAAAGGTGAACTCCAACGGCAGTTACTATGTGCAGGGGACCGCTGGCGAAACATGGCTGAAAGCATCGCCTGTCTAACACCATGAGCGCCATCGAAACACTCGACGATTGGAACGGGCGGCTGGAAGATTGCGGATGCTGCGTGATGCCGGCATGTCCAACACCCGAGCTGGAGTGCCGGAGTTTGTTCGGTGCCGGCTTTCTGGATGGGTATGGGGGGACCTATGGGTTCAACGAAGGCGACGCGTATCTGAAAACACGGCAATCATTCCAGGGCGGCGGGTGGATTCTTTACACACTGTCCAGCGCGATCTCGGCAGAACTTGGAGACGAGGCGATCCTGCCCGTCGTCCCACGCACCCAAACCATCACCGACAGCAAAGGCGGCTATACCGGCACACTCACCACCACCTATGAAGGGCCGGTTTCAGTCGCAACGGCCCGCTCCACGGCCTATGCCGCAATGCTCGGTGCGCTGGATTTTTCGGATTCTGATTTCTCCATCGGGAGTTATTGCAACGCATACCGGGTCAACCAAGTCCCGTGGCATGGCGCTGGCGGCTATCTATCATTCGCCTGCCTGCTCGTTCAGTTCGTCCGCTACCGATGGAAGATCCCGACCGATTTCACCGGCACCTATTTCAAAATCACCTGGGACGAGGTGTTTTTCCCGCAGGGGTATGACCCTGATGATTCCAATAGCCCGCAACCCTCACCCCTCAACCGTGATCTCACCGCCACCTGGGAAGGCCCCGGCGATCCGGAAGACCCGCAATCATGGGAGGCGTCTGACTGGCGCACGCTGAATCCGCCCGATCAACCGGGAGAATCGCGGGTGGTGAACGTCCGCTTCGAGTGCTACCGCTCGCCCTATGGAAACAAACCCCAAGTCACCGGCGAGGCCGTCGATCTCGACGCCTGAACCGATCCCCCGCGTCTCCGCCAAAAAATACCGCGGACTCGGCGACCTGGTCGCGGTGGTCGCGGAGCCTGTCGCCAAGGTCATCGACGCCGTGGCCGGAACCCACATTCAAGGGTGCGCGGGATGCGGCAGGCGGCGCGACAATTGGAACCGGAGATTCCCGCTCTGATGCGGTTGACACAGCACCGGGAGCGTGAAGTTATACGTCGATCTTGAAACCCTCGATCTCATCGGCGGGCCGGGATTCCGCAATCCCATCAACGCGTTGCGGTTCAAGCGCGGGGATGCGGCACTGCTTGAGGTGATGTTTCTGGCAGGCGGCACCACGGCCGCAAGCATCGGCGATCCGTCCGCCCTGGAGCTTCAGTTCGGAATCAAGCCACGCGGCCGTTACGACGTCGGCTATCTCGGGCACACTGCCGAATGGACGATGCCGGCCCCGGACGCGGTGAGCCCCGTCTATCAATGTTCTCCCAGCTTCAACACATTGGAACTCGACTCGGCGATGGGCGTGGGATCATCCACCGGCACCGAGCAATCCGAAATCACCCTGATGGGCGAAATCACCTGGCGGGAAGGCGCGGGCCAACCGACTTCAACCCGGACGTTCTACGTCATCGTCGAAAACGACGTGAACCGTGGCACCGAGGGCATCCCGACTTCCGCCAATCCCAACTATCCCCCCTTGCAGGACCTGGCCCTGATCACGTCGGTGGTCCGCCACGATGCCGTCCAATCGCTGAGCGCCGCGCAACGATCACAGGCCCGCACCAACATCGGCTTGAGCGGCAACACCAGCCATCCGGCGGACATCTTCAACCTGCGCTACGCCGCCGGCCTGACCATGGCCGAATGGGTGCTTGGCGCGAAAATGCTCACCGTGCTCGGAACCAATCCGACCATCACGCTGAAGACGTCCACGGGTTACGCGAAGGTGTTGCGCTGGGATGGCACCTTCGGCGCGAGAAGCGGGACCGGCGTGGCCGCCACCGAGTTCAGCCTGACAATCGGAACCGCCCCCGTCTCTCCCTACACCTCGCGGTCCCCGAAGTTCCTAGCCGTGTTCCCCTGCGATAGCGGCGGTGCCATAACCGGCAGCCTGACCTCGTTGACGTGCACCTATTGCCAACTCACCGCCCTGGACGTGAGGGGCCTGTCCTCGCTGACTTATCTGAACTTCGGAACGAACCAACTCCCATGGATCGATTTGAGCGGGTTGCCCGCTCTAACCTACCTGGACTGCACCAACAACAACTTCACCGCACTGGAACTGACCGGTGTGCCTTTGCTGACCACCCTTTCCTGCGGTTCCAATGCGCTGTCCTCCCTGGATCTGGGCAAAGTGCCATTGCTCACATCGCTGACATGCTCCGGCATGGGTGCCTTCCTCACCACATTGGACCTGGCCAGCGTGCCTTTGCTTTCAGTCCTCGCCTGCTCCAACTGCAAGCTCACATCACTGGACGTGACGGGCCTGCCACTGCTGACCAACCTCAACTGCTCCTCATGCAGCCTCACGTCATTGGTAGTGGCCGGATTGTCCACCCTAACCACCCTGGACTGCGGTGCCAACAGCCTCACTGCGCTTGATGTGAGCGGGTTGTCCGCGCTGGTGAACTTCAACGGCATGAGCAACCTGCTGCCCCCGG